CTATTATCCTCCTAATTAACCTATTGTTATAACGCCTCTTTGAACTGCTTCGCTTCTTAGAATTTTTCTTCCAAAAACGTGTAGTCCTCTGACAACGTCTGCGAATGAATCAGGGTCTCTGATTAATTCAGTTTTAGCTATATGATTTACAGTCGCAACTCCTGACATGTGTCCGTATACGAAAGCATACTCATTAGATCCAGCAGATCCAAAAGTATTTGACGCAACACTTCCACCTGATACAGCAATAGCGTTTGATGAATACATATTAAAACCAAATAATGGTCTGTCTGTGACTTTACCATTTCTGATTTGTGATGCAGCACCATCGTTCATTACTGATTGGTCAGATAGTTTTCCGCCTGCTTTTCTTAATTGCTCAAAAAATTCAGGTGGTGCAACTAACCATCTATTTTCTTCTGGCACATCATTTTTATCCAGGTTCTTTTTAAGTGTTGATACTAAATTTGCTAAAGTATCTACAGCCGCATCACCATCAATTGGTGATGAGTCAGTTCCTGCACCCGTACCATCTGTAGCATTGTCGTATATAAACTTCAATACATTATAGTCGTAGTTTTTCTTTAATGAATATGCACCTGAAGAGGTTGCAAGAGCTTCAAAGTTTACATGAGATTGTCTTTCTTCAATATCATCTACTTTAAAAGCAAAGTATGAACCTTGATCAACTGTCATAGTTATTTGGTCATCAGCTAATATTTGTGTATCAACTGTTTGACCTCTAGTATAATCTCTGACTGTGATTGTAGGCTCTTTAATGATCTTTACTGTGTCACCAAAGTTTTCAATTTCTCCAGCGTAATCAGTGTTAGTAATATCTTCTACCACTGATGCTCTTCTGAAGAATTTTTGAACTTTCTGACTAAAGATCTGTGGAGTAAAATTACCTTGCGAAAGGTTATTGTATCCAGTAGCATTTGTAAAAGCCATAATGCTTCTCCTTATTGTTTAGTTAGATTGTTTAACGTTGTTCAATCCTACCTTCTAAACGAGCAAGGTCAATCTCTTTTTCAAATTTTTCAAACTGGTGAGGTTTCAATTTAGAAATCTCAGTAGCTGTCCAAATTTTTTTCTTTGGTATTTCAGAATCAATACTTTTCTTAGTTTTAGAAATTGCTTTAGCAGCTTCTTTTTTAACATCCCTTTCTTCTTTCCTAGCCTTACTAATACCACGATCTGCTTTATACAAATCAATAGCTCTTGCAGCTAATTTAGAGTTAGATGTATTTTCATACAACCAACCTTGAATAGTAGGATCTTGTTGTTCAGCCCATGTATGAAAGTCATCGCTTGCACGAATGTCATTAAAGTCTGGGTGAAGTTTTAAAAGTTCTACTTCAGCTTTTTCTTTTGCAATTTGTTCTTGTTGGAGTTGTAAATCTTTATATTTATTTTCAAGATCTGCAGTACGAGTAGTAGCCTTATCTATTGCTATAGTTTCCACCATGTCATAGACATCAGGGTACTCCTTTCTCCATGCCTCTAACTCTTCTTTAGATTTAGGTGGCACAAATTGTGTGTTACTTGATTCTAATTGGGTACGCAAAGAATTGAGTTCTTCCTTGTGTTTATTAATTGTAGAATCATAGTGTTTTTTTAAATCGTCATAACGTTTTTTAAAAACACGATCTTCAGCTTTTGCAGGGCGTTCAGCGATAGGAGTAGCCTTTTGATCTGTAGGTTCTGCAGTCTCTTCAGATGCATTGGTGTCCTTCTGCTCGGTTGCTGCTTCTGCTTCTTCTCTTTGTTCCCTATGAAATTTTGTTAATTCACCTTTAGCAAATGCCTCAGTTTCTGCATCGTCTTCTTCTCTAACTTTGCTGTAAGGATTTGTATTTGGTAATTTAACTTTAGTTTCTTCAGAAACTTTATTGTTTTCTTCCATTATTTTTACCTATTGGTTGAGTGCCTTATGGATAAGGGTAGCTCGATTCCATAATTTGTGGGCTGATACTATGCTTCCATCATACCAGAATCTATTTCATCAATCTCAGATTGCATCATAGATTCTTCTGAATTTGGCATTTGTGTATCAGGTGGCACATTTGTTTGTTCCATCTCATTATTCATACCAGGAGCAGACTCTTGTAAATCAGCAATAAAACTAGTTACTGCTTGAGTTTCATTTTCTCCTCCATATCTTTTTGTAGCAAAATTTTTTACTACAGATACTGGTATGATAACATTCTCTTCAGCTGATCCTGCTTGATCCAATAAAGGAGTTAATTCAGGAGCAATCTTTTTGAGAGCATTAGTAACAGATGGAGATAAAACTGTAGCTAATACAGCCTTATCTTGATCTGTTAAATTTTGTACTTTTTCCATAAGATCTGTAACTTGAGTTTGATCTACTGGCATTTCTTTTGGTTGTTCTACTGGCATTTTTTTTGGTTGTTCAGATTTAGCTTTTGCCATACCTGCTGGCATTTTTATACTAGATAAATCTGGTGGTGTTACTTTTGTAGTATCTTTATTCATCATACCTGTCATAGTAGGTTGATCTTTACTAACTGTTCCTTTCATATCTGCTATTGCCATTATCTTATCTCCAATTATTTATTATGATATCCAATCTAAATTTTTATATTTATTTTTATTTAAATTTATAACATAAGATTTTACATTATTTTCACATGTACTCATGCCCATATGTTTAGTGTATAATTTATCTAATGATGCTTCACCTGTAATAGTATATACTAAACCTAATTTATTTTTTATAGCTTGTTTTTCTATTGATTGAACACATAGCTTCATAGCTTTAAAAAGTTTTATCTTGCTTGTTTTTGGATTTGAAAATAAACCATACATAAATCCAAACTTTGCTTTTTTATCAATATATAAGCCAGCTGCACAAATTTTTTCTTTATCACTAACTATTATACCTAAAGGTGGTAGCATCTCTTTAGGAATAGCTAAATCCCATTTTCGATCTTTACACCATTTACTAATAATAGAATAGTCTTTACTTAAATCCCACTTTTTAACTTGCATTTAATGTATTAACATTATGTTCGTCAATAGTATTTTCGTAGCTTTTCCAATTATTAAAAAAATCTTTTTCGTTATTAATTAATTGATCTTGTTCACTTACTTCAAAGTAATCTGTAAATAAAATATTATTAATTAAAATTCTTCTATTTTCTGATCCAAATACATATACAGTATTTAAATCATCGCCTAATGACTTACCATGTTTAGTATCTCTAACTCTTACCCATACACCGTCTTCATTTACCATATGGCTTCCTGAAACTTTGATACCTTTGTAGTCATATAATTCTGTATTTAAAAATCTACCTACAGCAAATACTTTACCGCCTACCGCAACTTTATCTCCTAGATCAACTTGCTCTACTGTTTTAGTAGTTCCATCTAACATTGTAATTAAAGTTCCTTTTAAAAAACAACCACCAGAGCCTCCACCGCCACCACTAGCTCCTGGAGCAACTCCACCTGTAGCTAAATCTGCTTTATTTTTTTTAGCTTGTACTTCTTCTATTTGTTTATTAAATTCTTTTTTTCTTGCCTCAAATCTTTCTGCTTTTGCTGTATCACCTTTAGCTTTAGCTCTATCAATAGTTCTCTGTATTGTAGATACTCTTTTTCTAGCACCTGCCATTACATTACCTGTTGCAGATGTTCTATTCATACCTGCAAATACATTAGTAGCTGGATTACCTGCTATTCTTTGAGAATCTACATTAGAACCTAATTCACCTCTAGTTTTATAACCTAAAGAAGTTAAAGCATCTTTATTTGATTTATTAAGTGCTACTTGTTGTGGACCTAACAAAGCATCTTCAAATGTTTTTAATCCTTTAGCTACGCCTGACGCTATTTTAACTACTACACTATTTCTAGGATCTAAAATTTTTTTAGCTCCTTCTACAGCAGATTCCATAAAAGATGGTTTAACTTCTGCAGGTTCTATTTTAGTAGGATCAAATCTTGTTTTAAATTTATCAGTATCTGATCTAAATGTTTTTCCTATATCTTCAACTTTTGCACCAGTTAATGTTCCTGTAGGAACTGTTCTAGGTCCTTGTGAAAAGTCTGCTATTTTTGGAGCTGCTTTAATTGTACTTGGAAAACTTGTAGCATATTGCATTTTGTAATCATCAATTACATCACTAGCTTGTTTCATTAAATCTTCAGATTTCTTTAAATTTTCTAAATCTTCTCGTGTACCAGGGCCACTTGCACCCATTACTGAAGTGTCAAATGCTGTAAATTTTTTAGATAAATTATCATAATTTGATTTAGCTTGATTATATGCTTCTTGTGCAAATTGTATATTACTAGATGGTAATGTTTCCATTTTTATAGCACCTTGATTAATATCTGTTCTGTCTATACCAGTATCTTGTTTTGCAAACTTAGTAGCTTCATCTTGAATATTTTGATATTCTTTTGTGCCAGTGTAGTCAAAATCTGTAAAAGTTTGATCTTGACCTCCGCCACCACCACCGCCATCAGAGGTTTGAATTCTTTGACATACACCATCAACTAATTTAAATCCAGGTGGGCATGGATCTGGAGTTGTATCATCATCATCAGTATCTGGTGGAGTATAGGCTGCTTGATCTATCTCAGGTAATTTTAAATCAGGAAGTTTTACAAATCCAACTTCTTTTATTGTGTATGCACCTGTGCTATCTTGCTCTAGTTGAAAAGTTCCACCTCCAACTCTGTTTGGATCAAATGTTTTAATTGTCATAATTAGTTTTGCTCTGTCTGTTCGCCTGTTCTAGGTTGAGTATTTGCCGCACTAAAGCCAGCTTCCCCTGGCATCGGTACATTGCCTGTTCCGATGTTGCCACCTCCAGCTCCTGATGGATCTGTAGGCGAAGCTCCTGTAGGTACGTCTTGAGTTGGCCCCATTTGACTTTGTCCTCCAGCAGGGGCTGTATTGTTTTGATTTCCATTTGCCATTCCCATTATTTGTGCATAGATCGCAGCTTTCTCTGGATCATTAATTAATTGATCTGGATCAATATCTAAAGACTTAGCAATCTCTTTTAAACAAGTATGCCATCTAACAAAAGGTGCAAGTGCAGGATTAGCTGCTGTTTGCATGAATGTCATTAGTCTTTGAGATCTTACTTCTTTCTGCATCAAAGAAGAAGTGCCTTGTGCTTTAATCTCTAGATCACCTATTATATGTGGAGCATCATCATTAAACTGCATATTCCAATGAAACAATGATTGTCCTAGGGGCTTTAATAAATAGTCATCAATATTCTTAACTACTGTTTTAATGCTTAATGCTGCAGCACCCATAAGCATTGACATGCCTGATGCTGTTCTAGTTGTAGATTGTACACCTGTTGCTCCGTGTGAGTATGAAGGTATACCAGTTGCTTCATCAGCTAACTGTCTAAACTTATCAAACATTTGTAAATTCTCGTATGCAGTATTAGGAAATTTTAATCCATGTACTGCTTGTCCTGTTTGACCACTTTGTCTTCTAAATATTTTACCAGGAAATACTTTCATATCTTGACCTGGTACTAGCATAGTTTCATCTACATCAAATACTAAATTACCTGCTAGTGCTAAGTTATCAATAGCCATTCTTGCATGACCATTCATAACCATTTGAGAATCTTCCATATTTTCTGGAATACCAATACCAAAGAATTGATAAGGATTTAATTCGTAAGGACAAACTAAATAAGGTATTCTAACTGGTGTAAATGGATTCTCAACCATTCTTAAAACTTTGTTACCACATATCCAAACATTAACATGTATAACATCTGAATCAGCAGTATAAGATAGCCCACATTCATCTGCAAGCTCTCTATCTATTATACCCCAATATTCTAAAACTTCAAATCTATTTTTATAAATTGTTTGTATATTTTCTCTATCATACAAAGAAGATTCAAATCCTCTTGTCTGATAATTAGGACCCATTTCTAAACATTCCATAACAGCTTGACTATCAAACATAGGTTTATCTGCTAGGTCTTGAAACTGTGCTTTATTGTAAGAGTGTCTTTGAATTACATAATCACAATCATGTATAGTTGTAGCATTTGGATCTGGATAAAAATCCCAACATGATACAGCTTCTATAGATGGTATAGCTTTTGTTTTAGTAGCTTGTACTCTTGTTACATTACCATCCTCATCTTCTGCTGTAGAAAATAAATTATAATCTTTTGTATCTGTAAATGGACCTTTTAAAATACCTGTACCCATTAGTGCCATTTCAAAAAATACATGACGCATAATAGTGATAGCTCTACTTTCTTCAAGCTGATCGTGTATTAGTTTCTCCATTTGTTCTGCAGCCATTCTAGCTGGCTCTATCTGTGGAGCACCTGTATATGATGGGCCTTCTTTAAAACCAAGATTTTCATAATCTTGATTTAAATTTTTCATCAAATCATTTACTGTAGCCCCAGGAGGTATACTAGCACCATCACCAGGAAATCCATAAGGATCTGGCTGTTCTGGTTGCTGTTGATCTTTTGGATCTAAGTGTGCTCTTTCAGCTATATCTTCTGGTACAGATGTAGGTGATACACCTAAAGGAAACTTACCTTGAGAAAATAATACTTCTATTATCTGCCCAAATGAAGCAAGAACTTTTGTTTTTGTAACTTTTACAAATACTCTTGATTTCTCGTTTTCACGAAAAGCAGTTTCTGGTCCGTATAATCCTCTGTAGTTTCTATAAGCCTTTAACCATCTCTTTTCATCGTAGATCTTAGATGTTTCAGCTTGTTGAAATCTTTCTCGGATATATCCAACTAAAGCATTACCCTCGGCCTCGTAGCCGCCATTATCTTTTTTTTCTTCATCCATATTTTATGCTTCTTTTTCTTTGCCTAATCTTTCTTGAAGTGGATCTTTACCTTTTTTTTTCATCTTCTGATTAATCTTATAATTTTTTTTAATACTATTAATCTTATTATCTAGACCTGATACATCAACTCCTTTTTCTTTAAGTTTTAAATATTCGCTAGATAAAAGTTGAAGATCATCAATATCTACAGCAGCACCCATATTCATTTTTCTATCTACTAAGCCAGCAAAAGTTTCAACTTGTTTTATTCTTTTGGTGTCTTCGTATTTAAGATTATCTTCTGCTTTTTTTTGTGGTGGTGCGTAGAAATCAGCCATTAGTAATCTCTTTCTTCAGCCATTTTAAAAATTGCTGGATCTACTTTTGACTTTGACTTACCTTTTGCATCGTTACCATCTCCAGAAGTAGCTCCTTGAGTTACTTTTGAATTAGGATCTATAGCCATTGGCTCATTAGATGCTTTAGGTGTATCTGGTGCAAGTTCTCCGTGCATATATCTTTTCATCATGTTGTTATCCTCCTAGTCTATTTTATTTTTTAATAAATCTATTTGTCCGTAAATTTTATTTTTACCTTTACTTAAAATATTTTTTGATTTATCTTTTAGTACAGCTAGCCCTTGATCTTTTCTGTATTTTAAACCAATACCTATTTGTTTAAATACACTTGGATCTTTAGCTAAAGCTGCGTCTTTTTTTAACTCAGCTTTTTTTAGATCTTTGTCTAGTTGTTTTTCTTTTTCCATTTTTCTTATTGTATTTCTTTTTTTTTGTTCCTGCATAAACTACAGGTATATAATTACTTTTAGCTCCAAGACTCATTAATAGTCTTTTTCATCTGCCATTTTAAACAATGAATCTTCAACATGCTCTGATCCAGATTTAGTAGGAACATCTACATCATATGCAAATGGCTCTTGTTTTCTGTGAGTATGTTGAGAAAAGTCAATAGTATTATGTGGCCTGTTAGGCTGTTTGCCTTCAGGTGCATCACTTAACTGACCTTGTTTAACTTTAGCTTTTGGATCAAATTTTGCTTCCATTGCTGTCTCCTGTTATATTTTTATTTTTTTAATCTTTAATATATTTTTGGTAGGTATTACTGTATGCCCACCACCTTGCTTTATAGATCCGCTATCTTCAAATATAAAATCTGCCATGATGACTGTAGTCTTTTCATTCTGTTCTACAAGCCAACCAAAACTACAACATATTGCAGTCTTAGCTTTTTTTATATCTGGTATATCAGACCATTCGCATGATCCAACAATATCCTCCCAGTATGCAATTACTAGATCATAGGGAAAATTTTTTTTGTTTATCTCTGGAATTTTTCTACTTAGAGGCACTTATAACTTTTCCTTTGTTAAGCCCTTGTTTTATAGTATATCCCTGAGTGCCATTCGCACCAATCTCTACCTCTTTCTTTAGAGTTCTAGAAAGACTAAGTTGTTTAGTTTTTCTATTAGTATTACTTATGTACTGTAGTATTTGTCTTGCAATTCTATTCATAATCAATAACCAAATTTATCATCTGCAGCATGAAAATCATTCTGTCTAAAGAATGTTCTAAATCTATCTGCATATTTAGGATGTGTAGGTCTACTCATACATCCATATCTTAATGCATCATATGCATGGTCTTCTGCGTTAGTATCTACATCTTCAGGATTTTTAGAATCTGTAGGTAGCATACCCATTGTTCTTATTAAATTTCTACAGGTTTTAAATATCCTAATACCTGGTTCTTCATCATTAACTCTCAATCTTTTATGTATTTCGAGTTTACCATTAATTCTACTCTTGGGTGATCTATCTGAGGGCCTCCAACGGCATCCCTGCTGTATCATTGTTTCTGCAATGCTTGGGCCCACATCACCTCTTCTTGCCCATGTACTGGAGTCTAAGACCCCGTAATGTATATGTTCTCCTTGCTCTAGGCTCAATACATTTCTTGCGAAATAATCTGCTGTTACTTTCTTCGTATATAATTCTCTATAGATCCATAGATTGTTATTGTAATCAACAGCAAACCATAGAACACAAGCAGGAGAAGAATAACCCCAGTCAGCAGCACGAAACTTGTACCAGCCTCTAGGTATCTCAAAAGGTTCGACCACATGGGTTGTTTTATTAAATTCTGGAAACGCTGAATCTTCGTATGCATCCCAATCTCCATCTAGGAATTGTTTACGTTGTACTTCAGGTAAAGATGCAAGCATGATATAATAATCATCAGTCTGCATCAGATAAGGGTTATCTTGTAACTTAGCTGGAATAAATCTTCTGGTAATATACTTCTTACCATTAGGTGTATCTATCCCTACGTTAAAAGCTGTATTTGGTTCTGCAGGTTCTACGAACATTTCTCGAACCCATTGGGAACCAACATTCCCTGGATTACCTGTTGCTCTTAAATAAACAGGTATATCTTTATCTACCGATCTTAGCGAAGATCTTAGAAAGTTATATATATCTGGCGAAGGATATTGTGGAAGTTCGTCTATTCCTATCCATGTGTA